GCTTCTGAGTGATGACCAACTGGAAAGATTATCATAGCCAAACCGCCCCTTCGGGGGGCGCACTATCGGAGAATAATAATGAAAAATCCTTGGAAATGCCCGCACTGCGGGAAAGAAACAACTGATTATCCTGCTATTTGTCGCAGAGATAATAAAACAGAAATTTGCAGCGCGTGCGGGACTGCGCAAGGGCTAGCAGATTTCTTTAAGATCAGCGAAGCCAAAGCGCGAGAAGTGGCAGACCACATTAAGGAATGCCAAGAGCGCGGGCTAAGTTGGAAAGTCGAAACAGGTCAATAACAGAGTGCGCGCTAGCACGGCCGCAAGCTGGCTAGCGCGCGGGTTTCCTACCTAATCAGAGAATGACAAAGGAAGGAACTTTTAGTCTAAACCATCAATAGGAGAATGACAAATGCCAAAAATAAAACAAAAAGCCTTTGACCCGCCCGATCCGATGGGCGCGCAACAATTCAAATACATCCGTGAGAATATCCTTGAACTCCGGCAGGTGGAGCTAGCAGAACTCATTGGCGTGCGCCCGCACTCGGTTTGGCGGTACGAGAGCGGACTGCGTGTTGTTCCACGGATGCTAGCATTCAACATGCGCCTGCTTGGGAGCATCAAAGGCACTCTCATCGGCCAGCAGTTCGGGCTTTAGCAATAGTTCCGGCCGCAAGCAGTACTTAAAAACACCGCTCAAGGCATCTTTCGGGTTTACGTTCTTAGTCTTCGCTAGGAGAATGACCTGATCAATTTTGCCTTGGGCGTGCGGTTCCATCCTTCGATAAGTCGTCCTACAAAAATCAGAAAACGAGAAAATAGCCTTTCGGTACTCTGGCAGCGCTCGCTCGCTCCATGCTAGCTCGCTCTGCTTCGGCATGAAGCGATAGAGATCGGCAGGTGTAGGAAAATGACCTAATCGCATTACGCATGAGTCAGCCGCGCGCTGAATATCCTGCGCCCCAAATCCTTGCAACAATTTCCCAAGCATCTCCATCCACTCGTCTTTCAACTCGATGCTGACTTCCTGCTTCCGTGTCCGATACAGGTTGAACTTCGCCAGAAGCCTGTCTGTGAACTCCACCAATTCCTGATTTTCCATGATTTTCTTTCTCGCGCGCGCAGCTAGCGCTCGCTAGCGCATTGCTAGCTATAAGCTTGCTGCGTGTGTGTGTATAGCTAGAGTTATTTCTTTCTATAACATGTTCTTCTATGGCCCCCTCATCTGCTGTCAGGGGTCGAAGTGTATAAAGCGAGCGCTTTCCTGGTCGAACATCAATCGTCAGCCAGCCGTGTTTTTCAAGATTCTTCAAACGCGCTCGCACCGTTCTTGAATCCTTAATGCCTGAGCGTAAGCATAAACCCTTCATAGAAAAATAGGCTTCGCCTGTCCGCCAGTTAGCGAAAGAGTATGCACATACCGCTATAAGGCGATCATTCGCATCCAGGCGCTTATCATATAGCAACTCCAGTGGGAACCGCCCGCTAGTCTGTTTCATCGCTCTCCGTGCGTTCTGAGTGTTTTCTGAGGCATTCGTCACATAACCATGTTCCCTGGTATTCTTCATCTTCTTCAACCGGCTCACTGCAAATATCGCAAAGATAAGGAAGCTCAGGTTCCGTAGTGAACCAGATGTCGCGTGCTACTGGGTCGTAGGTCATTGCTTCCGCACTCCACGCTTTCGGCACACGTTGATTTTAAGATGCACGCACCCGCGCCTTCCTTCTTCGTACTTTCTTAGCACCGATAATTCTGCAATTTGAGAATCATCAGCGAAAATACCACCCTTTCCTGAAGGGATTGCATCCAAGAGTGCTTTCAGAATCCCATCGACATCGCGCGTGCGCCGATCCGGCGGGTACGAAACGATATGCATTGCTAGCATTTCAGACTTCCAGATGCACTCGCCGTCCCATGCTAGAATTTCGCTCACACGGTCTTTGTACTTGCGTGCTTCAGGACTTAAATAGATCGAGTTGTTATGCATCCTCCAAATATGATTAAGCGCTGGCGGGTACGGGAGCCATGCTTCAACCTGTTTTATCTTTTTTACCATAATAGATGTCTTCCAGCTCCTGCTCGCTGACGAATCGCTTCCTGCCTTCTATGAAAATTGCAATCTTCCCTTTGTTGTGCGGGATCTTTCCTGTTTTGCCTTTGTTCCCTTGGTGTTTATTCAAACCTAACTCAGTCAGGCGCTTGCAATTTTCTTTACGCAGGCATCCGCAGGAAAACGTGCTTCTGGGAATTGGTGATTGCACGCTGCGCCTTCTGGCGACTGTTCTGTTCCCGCACACGCACTGATACAGATCGTAAATGATTCGTTCTGTGTTGCCGTCTGGTCTTTGGTAACGCTTAATGTGGTCGAACCTGACGAACTTCAAACGCTGGACTGTCACTTTCCTTTCTTCTCTTCTTCTAATCGTCTAATGGTTCCTATTGCTTCTTCAATATGAGGGGGCATCTCTATATAGAAAGACCAATCTTGTTGAAGACTTTGTTTCACAAAATCCTTGTTCCGATGGGTTTTGTTCTTAGGGAAACAAGGTTTGTTTTTACCGCTCATTTTAAGTCCTCCTCAGTGATAGTTACAGGATGCTTGCCTTTGGAAACTAGATGCTCTAGCTCTTCCTTATCCTGTTTTTTGACTTGATTGAAATACTCCTTAAATGAACTAAATCCTTCCTTTTGCCATGTACGCCCTTTTTCCTGTATAAATCGTTTTTCAGGGTCTGAAGAGAAATTTTTGACTCCTTTCACCCATGCTTTCCGTTTGAAAAATCCATTGAATCCACGGTGGAAACCACCTCGTTTAAATTGGTAAGTTTTAGACTTCTTGCTTCTTTTTTGTACAAAATCATATCCTTTGCTCATGACTTCCTTTTATTTTTTGTTCATGTATCTTGGTTTTTTCTTTCTAGGTTTCTTTGGCTTCTTCGGAGGGCCAGCAACAACATCAGAACGCCAGCGCCTGCCACCAGTAGAAAGCTGGACACGAGTAGGTTCGCTAGCATCTTCACCCTCCCTGTAGTAGGAAACAGAAAATACGTTCACCTCCTTATTCCTGATAATCGTGGCAACCAGATGCCGGTGCTGCCCTGATGGCGACATCTCGCCCCAGCGCCGATCTGATGGCTCTGGTATCCGTGCTTCCAGGCGTGCTAGCAAGGCTTCAGCCTGAACCACGTTCTTGCACTTGATGAGAGCATGGCCGCGTTTCAGACCGTCCTTGATTGCTGAATCTGCTAGTTCTTCTATTTCCATTTAAGAGTTAGGAAACGCGCCCGCATGGATGAACGAGCGCGTTGAGAGGAATGATATAAGAGTCATGTGTGTAAAAGCCCAGCACCGCGATGATGCTAGGAGAAAAATCACACATAACAGGCAGCAGGTTACTAACTGTGCGCCACCTGCTGCTGGGCGCGTATCCAAGTTTCTGCATCCTCTTTTTTCGGGAACCAGCGGTAAACAATTTCTGTGATTCCGTTACCATTAATAGAAGCATCCTTGATCACTTCATATGCCTGCATAAAATTATCGCGCTTGATGCGATAGCCTTTATATAGGTAGTTCTGGATGTATCCCACACCACTAAAAAGGGAGTTTGTCGGGGTCTTTGACATCGGTGGTATCCGATTCTTTCTGTTTCTTGGGTTTCGGCGTGCTAGCTTCTACTGGCATGCGCTTCACGCTTCTGACAACAAGATCGATCTGTTCAGGATTGTTCCTTCGTGGTTTGTTCTGCACTTTGACCATGACTTTCTTGCCCCAGCAGTTCGCCATGAACTGGAGCAGTTCCTTTTCGCCTGTGAGAACGACAGTGCATTCAACCGCACGGCAAAATTCTGCTAGCTGCTCGCGTGCTATCTGCACTGCCTGCTCGTTCTTGTTCACCAGATTCAAACGATTCCAGACCAAGCGGCCGTCAAAGTCACCACCCATAATGACGAACTCCATTTCCAGATATATGCCTGTGCCGGCATTTGTTTCCTTCCAGTTATGAGTATTGAACACGCACTCGTAGGTTCCATCCTTGATTGGCTCAAAACTTGATGAAACAGTTTCTTCACTGGGATCAAAAAAGCTGAATTCTTTTTCTTTAGGCATTGGTTCCTTCTCCAAAATATTGAGTTATGTGGTTGCGGAAAATCTCGTAATCCAGCGGGATTTCATCCGGCAGATCGTAGCGATTCTTCGCAGCGTAAGTTGGCGAGTCGTTGCAATACATTCGGCGCTCGCCACCGCCTGCGCGCTTGCGCTGGCCGCCGAAATCCTTCTTCTCTGTGAGAATGTTGATCTCTTGCTTCGCAAACAGGGTGCAGTCGCTCCACTGAAACATCTTCTCGGCTGCCTTCTGATGAAGTGCTAGCTGCCATTTACTATAAAGCTGCGTTGTAGGATCTTTCACATCCTTGGTTGCTGCATGGCAGACGAGTACGCTGTTCATTCCGTTTGTGCGTAACAGTTCCAGGTATTTCACCAGCTTCTCAAAATACGAGAGTGCTTGAACGTAGCCTGCACCATATTGAAGGTCGCCTATGCTAACGCATCCACGGACATTGCAAATATCATGATGCATTAACCTCTCTAACCAATCCAGCGAGTCAATCACAACTGTTTTGTAGTCATGTTTCTCGCTTGCTAGCATGTTGAGTGCTTGGAGAATATCGTCCCATTCTGCATCACGCATAGGTAAGCTCGCACAGTCAATTCCGCCTAAACCGTCTTCAAGGTCAAGGATCAATGATTCTTTCCATTGTGCAGCCCAGTAGCTTTTGCCTATACCTCCAGGGCCGTACAGAAGCACGCGCAAGGGATTCATGCGCTTGCCTGTTATTACTTGGTCGAGTGTTGGTTTTTTCATTCCTTCCTTTATGCAAAATAGACTTTTCCAGTACTTAGTCCGTGGTTATAGATTCGTTGCAACTGATCGATGTAATTGCCTGTCTGAGCAGACGGATAAACATCACCACCTTTTTGTTCTAGTTTCGATACCATCCTAGAACCACGGTAATGCGGATTCTGCATCATCATAGCTATTGCAATTTTAAACTTGTCTTGTTTTGGCAGCACGAGTTCCTGGCACTGTTTGATATGCTCGCAGCGTGCTTCTATTTCGTTCACACTCATGAAATTGAATTTGCCTTCATTGATCATGTTTATAATCATCGGATTTGTAAGCGAAAACCCGAATTCTAAACGCATGATCAACTGGGGCTGGAATTTGTATTTTTCCATTAGGTATTCTACGACTTGGGCCGCTTGCACTCCCTCATTCACTTTTGCTTTGACATAATCAGGAATCCCCCAGCGGTTCGTGCTGGAAGACATCTCAGCGTACTCCTGAACGACTGCATCAGGATCAATCAGCACCCATCCGTTTATTCCTAGATCGACACAGGCTTGCACGCGGTGATGCCCATCACAGATCACTAAATCTTCATTTAGCACGATTGGAAACGCACGGCGGTATCCGTATTTTTTCAGGTTCTTCTTGAGAACGGTCATGCGTTTACTTTTTGTTGACTTTGCAACACCACTAACTCTGTTTGAGTCATTCGTCTGAAGCGACTTGATCTCTTCAGGACTAAGCTGCATCAAAGTCCCTTTGCGTGTTTTATTAATAGCCATAATCTCCTACCTTCTCTTTATTTTTTGCGCCATTTTCTTAGCTTCTTCATACAATTTTGTCTCACTTAATCCAGCGCGTGCTAGTGAATCTGCTGACTTCATGTTCTGTATGAAATCCGGCATCACCTGCATGAGTAGAAGCTGCGCGCGTGTGTTCTCATTCAGCGCCTGGATTAGCCGCTCAGTTTGGTTGAATTCAGGCACGGATACACTGAGCTAAAGTATCTGTGAGCCGGCCACCATGTTCTTCATGGCAGCGATTAAAAAAAGAACAGTTCTTCTTAGAACAAAACTTAGAATCTCGGTTGATCGGGAAATACTGTGCAGACACCATTCGGTCATGGTTGCGTGCTACCTCTAAAACGTGTGCTAGGTCATCTTCGGTGATATTCGCGGGCAGTATCTGCCAGAGCATTGTTTTGTTTTTAATCAACGCACGGATCTCACACTGAGGAATCTTGTCGGTCCCCTGCATGCACATCCATGCGAGTGCGTAGAATGCTAGCTGGAAACGATGACGGTAGCTCGGCTGCTGCATGGAGCGCGCGCTTGTCTTCACATCAACGATCAGCGCGCTTTCATAATGGTCTGACTGTTCAAAGATCGGGCGCTCTGCAATCAAATCTGTAAAGCCGATCATGCGCCGTTCAATGCCATGAATGCGCAGCACCATCTCATGCTGGATCGCACGCGGTTTGTAGTCGATCATTGCCTTGTATTGTCCAAAGACATCCTGATCCGCACACCGCGCAGCTAGCTCATCTACCGCATCCCATTCTTCTTTACTCATGTCATCGCCATAGGTGGCACGGCTGAATTCAATGCTTTGGAATAAAAAGACTTCAGGCTTCGCAGGCAGGCTCGGATTCATGAGATTCTGGTGAATCGAATTAAGTGCTTCGTCAACTGCACTTCCAAAAACTAGCGCAGGCTTAGTTCCTTCATGAAGCTTCTTTATATATCTGTACGCGTACTGCTGTGGGCAGTCTGCGAGCTTCCCGAACTGACTCGGCGAATAGTGTTCGATCACAAAAATTCCTTCAATAGATTGTATGCAGCTTCATCTGGAAGCTTTTTGATTTCACCTCCGCTTTGCAAATAGCTAGCGACTGCTTTCGCAATCTCGCTGCGTGTGCGTGGTGTTTTTTGTCTCATCAGATGTAGTTTCTTTTTTGCTTCTGTATCTAGTATTTTCCGAAAGCCGATACCTTTCCCTGGATGCATGCGGTTCAGCCAACCCTCAAGAGTATCGAGTTCGACTTGAAGCCCGCGTGCTAGACCTTCGTGGTCTTTCGGCCTTGGATAATGACTCCCACGCAACCACCCTTTAATCGTGGGAATCGGGCAGCCTGTTACCGCTGCGAGTTTTGAACAGCTAAGCTTTAGCTGATCAGCGCGCCCTCTCAGCGGGTTATTAGGCTGTCCTGCGTATATGCGTTTTGGCATCCATGCCCTCATACGCTTCCATGCTTTTGATCTTCTCAGCAAGATGCTTGCTCTTGTTATATATAAGAGCGAGAGCATTGGCGCGTACTCGCTTAACAAGGTCTTCGTCAAGAGCGCGTGATACAGTTGGTATGTTCGTGCCGGCAGCAGTCGCAACATCTGACAGCGTTATGCCTGCTTGTTTCATCAGGTCTTTTATCGGGATGTCCATGTCTTTATAAAAAAGCTTGTAATATTGTTTGCAATATCTTATGCTGAATTCAGGTTATGCTTGAGCATATGCGATGTCAAGCCTTTTTATAAACTTTTTTAGAAAAAGAATAAATGTATGAAAAAAGAAGAGATCAAAGCCGCTCGCAAGAAGCTCGGTCTTACTTTACAGGAAGTTGCTCAGAAGGTTGGCGCACCTTACAGCGCTGTATATCGTTGGGAAAAAGGCGACAACAAACCTAGCGCGCGGAACTTGAAGCGCCTAGAGGATTTGTTCGCCGGTAAGCTTTCTGAAAAAGAAGAAAGCAGTGAAATCGACTACTTGCGCATGCGGGTGGCTGATCTGGAAGCACTTGTTGCCAGCCAGGAAAAAACTTTAGAGATCTTCCGAACTGCTCTGGAAAAGATCGCTAAATAAACAACCAAGCCCTAAAGGGTATAAAAAAAGGAGCTTATATGGCACTTATAACAACTGTGATTAGTGTTTTTCCTATTAAGGCATACGAAAAAGCAACTGCTGGGGGGGTCGGCAGTTGCCCATTAGACAAGGAACTGGTTGCGCATGGTTGCGAGACTAAAATAAGAAAAAAGATCAGCAAAGGTATTTATGAAATATCTGCTGAGTGTGATATGGAGTGTTTTGATGTAAGCAAGATAGCTGAAGTTATGCACAAACATGGCTTTACTTATATGTCTGTGAAAAACGCTCTTTCCAAAACCTATCAATCAATAACCGCAAAGCGCGCTCTTGAATGGGAGCGCGAGGAAGAAAAAGAAAATGAGAAAGAGAGGAAGACAACGCGAGCTTTGGAAGAAAGAGCCGAAGCGTAATCGTGTGATTGGGTACATCCAGGTCGAAGGCAAACCCAGCAGGCGGCCGGTGCTAGCACGAATGGATGAGCTAGAGGAGTTGAGCGAGCAAGAGGTTGCTTTGTTGCTCAGCGAGCGCTATAAGCTCGCGCTGGCTAAACATGAAGCGGTGAGCGCGCGCCTGCCTGCAAGCAAGACTACTTTTCAGTCTGCAACGCAGACCTACCTTGATGAAAAAATATGGTCTGAGGATGATTTAAAGCCTTACGTTACCAGCTTTAATAAATTCGTAGAATCCTGCGGAGATTTTGAACTGGCAACATGGAGCAATAAGCTGAATCAGAAATTTGTTAATGACTGCAAGAAAGTTAATTTAGCAGAAAGCACCATTAATAAACATCAGCGACATATACAAGGTGCATTCAACTGGCTGCATGAGTATCGATCTGATCTATTGCCGAATCCTATAAAAATAGAAAAGATTGCAATTCATATATTAAAGAAGCAACCAGACGGTGAGCCTACAATATGGTCTACTGATGAAATTAGCCACTATCGTTCAGAAATCGAGCGCCACGGCAATTTAAACCATTTGCGCACCTTCATGCTAGCACGCTTCCAAATCATGCGACTCAGTGAGATATGGAGCTTGCCACTCTCACGCATGGATCTAAAAGATGGCTTCATCGTGATTGATCATGTTCAGGATTTTCCGAAAGAAGGCAAACGCGTGAAGGTGAAGAAAAAGCAGACACGCAAAATCGAAGTGCATCCAACACTTTTGCAGTGGTTGCGCTACGATAAGCTAGCACGCGGGCCAGAAGAAAAATGGTGGCTCGATAACGGTCAAGGCCGCCCTGCTTTTATTCAGAAAAACAGTATCACCGCTGCTTTAAGAAGGTTCCGAAATATAGCCGGCTTGAAAGGTGATCCAGTTCATTGTTTCCGGCGCACAGGAATTACGGAAATGCTGGAAGGTGATGCTAAAGCAGTTAAAGTCATGGCGCTCGCAGGTCACTACTCAATGGATACAACATTGGGACATTATGTTAATCGCTCCGCGCTGGAAGGTTCCAAAGCTCTGGCTAAAATATCTTATTGATGCTCCACTTTATGCTCTCCTCTTATAATTCCCTGCAAACACTAAAGGACTAAAGTATTCCTAATCCCTAGCTCTGCGTTCGAGTCGCGGCGGGAGCACCACTGTTTGCAAAGGGTTGCGGGTCGCAATGGCCCGCATATTAAATGCTCTTTAAATGCTCTTGGGTTATTTAAGAGGTATTTAATGCGCGGTTTAAAGCGCGTTGCGCGCTTCTAAAAAAGGGGCGCACGAGTGGGGAGAAGGAAGGAGAGAACCACCCGCGCTTACCCCCGAAGCCGCAGATTAGTCGGTTAGACCTTGGAAGTATTTTGCCTTACCTTTGATCTTCACCATACGTAGCACCTCCTTTCGATTGTCACCTACTGAGGAATACGATACATGGACCCAACCAGAGTTTGGCCCTTCGGGTTTGCCAGTGATCTTGCTAACTCGATCCGGCTGATAGTTCTCAAGAATTAGCTGGTCGAATTCCAGGTTTTCCTTGATCCAGCGTGCTAGCTCCAGGTTGCTAACATCCTCGCTAGTGATTTCGATATCGGCAGCAGCCGAGGTTCCTGAACAGCAATGTTGAGATTTTAAGCTCCCCCCGATGAGAGTGTTCAACTCAGGTGATCTGAAACAAGAATTAACCTTAGTCGGCCCGAACTTGTCCCGCACCTTTTGAAGCACTTGAATCGTGAGCGCTGTTATTCTGGCGACTGCGTTGTTATCTAAATGTCGTTCCTGGTCAATGCCGGCATGTATTGCCGAAGGCGAATAAACCAGTTCTTGAAGAGAAAAATTCTGACTTATTCT